CAATGCCCATAGATTTAAGACAACAATACAACGCTGCTGTGCCGTTAGTTATTGTTATGGCATATTTTGCACCAGTTAAATCTTTTATCTTTTGTTCAAACTCTTTTGTTAATTCATTTTCTGTAACGTAAGTGGAGTCTATGACTCTATTTAATTGTATACGCTCTTCTTCATCTATCCAAGGTTCAATTTGCGGTATAAAGTCCCTCATATGATTTTTGCTCCTTAACTAAAGAATCAAAATGATTATTTATCTTATTTTTTACTAAAAATCTTTTATCATTCAGTATGGCATCAAGTCGGGCGCACTTAACAAAAGAATCATCAAAGTTGTCATTTTTCTCACATTCTCTAATAACGTCCTCTGCGTCCCATAGTTGTTGATTAATATCTCTTAATTCGTCAATCAAGTTTTCTGGTACTAAAATATTTTCTGTTTTTAGAGTGTTTTGCAAAATATTTAATTCTTCTTTGATATATTTAAGTTTTGTTTTATCTTTTATTTTTTCTTTTTTAATTTGAAGAATTGTAATTTTATCAACTACCTCACCAATTGAAACTTCAATTTTCACTTATTATTCTCCGTACTAGCTGCGTGTGATTTTTTAATAGTAAAAAATCATCATTTTTCTTTATATTATAATCTTTATTTAAAATATTTTTATATACTTTTTCATCTAATTCTTGCCAAGAATTTAAAAAAACACCATCGATAGAATGATAATTAAAAATTTTATTAACAACGCCATTTACGTTTATTGGTATTGAACCAACTAACATAGACTCATAATTTCTATGAATATCTGGGCCGCGCCCCTCTAGACAAATTACAAATTTATACTCATCAAGTAAATTTAGATATCTATCAACCGGTAATTTTTCATTTTGTACCTCAACAAAATCTAGTTTTGATAATAAGTCGTATAGTTGCCTTCTATCTTGATTTGTAGAAAGGTCGTGATAAGGTAAAAGAATTTTGTCTTTTTTTTGTTCTCTTTTTGTTCTTTGTTTAAAAACTTTATCTAACATAGATTGATTTCCACCGAATCGTTCTGGCTCTTCAAAACCGATTGGCAGCGGGACAATTTTTGAGTGTTCTTCATTTAAAGGTGGATTCGTACAAAACCATTTTTTCAAATTTGGATGTGATAATATTCTTTTATATGAATCCGTGCCATCGCGTCCAATGTTAAAAGATGATACACCGGTTATTAAATTAAAGCGTCGATACATTTTATCCAAAGCATACTTTTCAAAAGCCCCACTAACGATATAATCTGTTTTTACAAATATAAGATCGTTATCTTTTACTTTGTAAGGATCAAAAGGCGGGTGATTGTGTAGCGTCCCGGCACCTGCCTGATTATAAAAATCTGCACTAGCATCCATTGCATGTTGTGCGATTGTGGGCATCCAATTGTAACAAATGTATTTTACCATTTTATCTCTTCCCATGGTTTTTGAGTGCTGTTTCCCAAATAGCCAGAAGCACCGTCTCTAAAATTATGAAAGAAAAACTCGCCTTTAGTGTCTAGCGTTTCTACTAGAGATCTAAAACAACTTTCCATACAATGTATTTGTTTTGCATTTTCTAATATTTTACAAAAATGAAAAAGATTTTCACTCATGTCGTTCTTAATAATTTTTATTTTCTCACCACACATATCATAAATTTTATCATCAGGTATTGAAAATCCTCTTGATGGGTCATCGTGTACAAAAACATATTCACAATTTTCAGGATTTAATTTCTCAAAAACCCTTTGTTCTTCTTTTTCATCTCTAAGAAAGTAAAAATCATCGAAGCGTTTTGAGTAATCAATTCCAACTAGTTTATAAAATATTTCTGCACACCCCATGCCCAATTCTTTTTCTTTTCCCCATGGATAATTTTCATGTCCGACTCTAAGAAATCTACCTGGATTAATTTTGTTCTCTTTTATAAAATTTATCACATCTTCATGTTCAGAATTTTTATCTACTTTTAAAACAACAATTCTTGGATCATCTCGATACATATATTTAATAAGATCATAGTAGTTGTCTTTTGCAAAAAGACAAACCCTATCTAAGCCATACTGAGGTTTCAGGTATGATCTTACCATCGCATTACAATCTATATGATCGCCTAGTCCTAGATGATGGTGGATATAAACTTCTTTTTCTGATAACTTATTTATTAATGGTACCAGATGCTCTTGTACTGTATTATCATTTTCATCAAAAACTTGACCAACGAAATCATAAACATCTCTCTTTATTGGAAATGGATTGTTGTTCCAGTCATCGTGAATAAAAACATTATTTTTTATTTTTGGATATATAACTTGTTTTAAAAATTCTTGATCAGAGTGGTACCAATTTGATTTTTCGAATAAATCAATTTCTTTTGATATATTATTTATAACACCACCTTTACAGCCAAACATTCCTGCTAGAATAGGATATGTGTAATGCCACGGATGGTCTTTCATAATGTGAAATCCTTTATCACTTGCAAGCCATTGGTCAACTGCTGCTTTTTCTCTAACAGTAAGTCGAGAATCTGCATCTCTAAATATTACGGCATCCACTCCTTCCTCGGACATTGGTAAAAATCGATTAAATGAAAATGTCCAATCGCCAAGAGTACGCTTTTCAACAATTTCAACATTTTCTTTTTCTTCTAATTTAAATACTATACCTCTTGGGACATCTGCTGCTAAATAATATCTACAAATCCAATCTGGGTATATCTCTTTTGCCAAGTCCGCATTCTTGAGCGCGCCCATTGTGTATTTAAGATCTGATCCCCACACGGAAAAAGATATTATTTTTTTCATTCTTTACTCACGTTTTTATTTGAATACTCGTCAAACACCTGTTTTTCTTCTTCACGTTTCCAACTAAAATTTTCTGGATTTGTAGAAATACCTGTTGGGTTATAATAATATAGGGTCGTGACTTTAGAAACTTTTTTAAATATCGATCCGTTGGCTGCTGACCTTAACCACATTTCCCAGTCTCCTGCTGACCTATATTTTTCATTAAAAAAACCATGCTTATCGTGAATATTTCTTCTCCAGAGCGGCGCCGAATGTGGCATGTTAACCATAGTTAAGTTTTCAAAAGAGTACTCAGGAAAATTGTATTTTCTTCCATTTGAAGAATTGTTTTCCCAAGTTTCATTTTCTTTATCTGTTACAAGCATATCAGAATATACTAAGTCACACTCTTTATGAGCATAAAGCTCTTTCGCTAATACTTTTAAAGAGTCTGGTGCTTTTCTATCATCTAGATTAGCATTAGTAATAAATTCTCCAGACGACATTTTAATCGCTTTATTCCAAACAGCATAAATACCAGGATCTTTTTCTAACTTTTCGTAAATAATATTATTCGGATATTTTTCTAAATATTCTTTTATAACCTCTTCTTCATTTCCTGGAGAATTAGCGTTAATTAAAATTAGTTCGCACTTATCTTCAAATATTGTTTGTCTTGTAATATCTTCAAGGAATGGTCTAATAAATTTATCACCATCATATACAGAAGTTATAATGGATATTTTTGGAAGATCTTTAACATCTACTTTTATTGTTTTTTTATTCAAGCACTCAAGTAAAAATTTTGAATATTGTTTTTGTTCTTCAAACTCTTCACAAATCCACTTTTGAATATTTTCTGCTTGAGATTTAAAGCGGCCATAATCTTTATAAACTTCTCTTAATTTCATTTTATAGGATCCTTGCTTTGGATTGGCCCACATCGAATCTTTTTGCAGTACGCCGTCCCAAACTGCATGGGCCGGAAGAGGTTGTAAACCATAATCTACACGAGCAAAGAAAGGTTTATTTTTAGTCTTTCCTTTCTTATCCACATTTGGCTTATAAAGAAAATCTAAATGCCCAGACCAATCTGTTGCAATGACAGGCAAGCCACTATAGGCTGCTTCAAAAAGAGGCAGGCCGAATCCCTCACCATGTGTTAAACTGACAAGAGCTTTAATTGATTCATGTCTGTACAGAGAGTGCATTTCTTCATCGGTAAAATCACCATGTAGAAAATAAATTTTACACTGCCTATTATCATATTTTTTTAAAAAGTTATCAAACTCTTTTTGTAAATGATGTCTATCTAACACGCACCCGCCGCGTAAAAATGTCTTCACAACAAGCCCAACATTTGGATTATCAATAAACTCTTCAACAAACCACTCAATGGTAGCGTGTAGATTTTTTCTAGGTCCCCATTGTGCAACAGTTAAAAAATTAAATTTTGTTGATAAATTCAAATCAAGTTCTGGTAATTCATCATATTTTTTAACTGGATAGTGTACAACTTTAACGTCTTTTTCGCACTTCAAAACACCTTTTTGACCGGTTCTTTGATCCACAGCTTCATATACTGTTTCTAGAAATATTCTTTTAGAGTGATTTGATATTGTTATTACTTTATCCATTTGATTACATTTTTGTAACCAACTTGGTGCAACTTTGGTTGTTTCAATTCCAGCGGTTACACCAATATTTATTGGGGCAATTCTTTCCCATTCATTTGGTATAGTTACCTGAACTGAGACGTCATACTGACCATTTTGTTGACCGTAATGTGCAGTTTTTTTAATAATTTCATCTAACCACTGTCTTTCTTCTGTGTTTTCCCATAGCCATGTAGACTGACCCCAGTTAACTGGTAACAAATATAGGTCTAGATCTTCACACTCACGTAATGCCCTTAAAACAAAACGGCAGTGCTCGCCATATCCGGTTCTAGTCAGGGCCGGCCCTCTTACTAAAACTTTCATTAAACCATCTCCTTTAGCATCCAACGCTTAGAGTATTTTCTTGTTTCCCAAGAGCCTTCTTCTTCATGTAATTTTATCATTAAATCAACCCAAGTTTTATTAAATGTATCAAAATTATAATTTTTTATTACGTGTTCTCTGCCATGTTTTGACATTTTTTCACGTTTTTCTGTTGTCATGTTGTACATTTCATATAAGGCATCTACAACGTCGCGACTACTAACTCTATCTTCATATATCCAAGGAATTTGCTGCGATCCTATAATTGCTTTAGAGGATGGATATATAGGTATCCCAAACTCTTTTTTATTATGTATAATTTGTTCTTGTAAACCACCAGTCATATTTACAATAATCGGTGTACCACAAGAAAGAGATTCTAGTGTTGCAAGACCAAAGCCCTCCGCATCTGATATATTAATAGTGCAGTCTGCCATGTTATACATTAAAGCTAGTTTTTTTGCATCAACCTTTTGCGTGCTAAATAACACCTGGCCATTGTCTAGATTAAGATGTTTAACAATGGCTTCAAGATCTTGACCATTTGGATCTTTTACCTCTGTGTGCATCACAAGACATGCTTTTTCATGGCCTATTTTATCTAAAAATTCTTTAAACCAAAATATTAAAGAACCAGATTGTTTCCTTCTTGCATTTCTGTTATTCCAAAAGAAAATAAATTTTTCTGGATCATAAAAATCATGGAATATAGATTTTTTAAATTCTTCTATTGATTCCTCATCTGTTTCTGGTTTAAAAACGGTACTGTCAACAGCATGAGGTATGTATTGAGAATTTACATTTGGTGCTACAGTCTTTACAATATCATCTGTTACTTTTGATATCGTTGCGATAAAGTCGTTTGACTCGTAAAATGGTCTATTAAAAGTAGGGTAGGGATAATTATCCCAAACATGATAATAAACCATGGGCATAAGGGGCCTAATTTCATTTTCCATCTCCCATAGCCAACCCCAAAAACGAGGATCTGTCATAAACCAAAGAATATCTGGTTTTTCTTGGCGTATCAAAGATCGAACCATTTCTTTAGTACCGAAACCGTCAACTGGATATATAATCCAATCGTTTCCATATTGTTCTGTTTTAATCGGTTCATGTTTTGGGTGCTTTATAGCACCTCCAAAAGAGCGAATCTGGAACTTTCCGCTTTTTAATAACGCTTCACAAATATACCTAGTTTGAGTTCCAACGCCACTAGGACTAAGAGGCATATCACTGAGAGTGAAGACCTTAATTTTTTTATCCATTTAAACCTCATGAGCAGTGCTTTGTTTTATAATATTCACATACGCCATATTTTCCATAACATGAAAGTCTATTTTTGACGTAGTTATCTTTATTGATATTATATACGGCTTTATTTAATAATTTAAGCGCGTTACTTATTTTCTTTTCGCCATTTGTTACCTTAAATATTTCAACATTATTTTTGCTAGCAGTTCTTTTTAAGAGAGCAAAGTGAGTGGTAATATCTTTATAATTTTTATTGTGTTTTTTGGCCCAAAAGTGTTTGTAAAGAGTTAATTGATATGTAATCATTTTATCAGTTTTTTTTCGATTATCCCAGCCCCAAGAACAAGTTTTCCAATCAATTATGTGATATTTTTTAGTATCTGGTGTATAAATTACGAGATCAATGAAACCCTTAAACTTTTTTTGTATTTTATCATCTTTGATATCCTCATACAAAGATTCTTCTACTGATATCATTTCGAATTTACCAAAATGTTTTTTTAGCGCAGGTAGAATAAACTGAATTATATGCTTCCCCTGGGTGCGCATCGAGGCGATTAACTCTGCAGAGAAATCAATATCAGGTGATGCATCTTTTACTTTTTGCAAATTTTGCACAAATTCTTGCTCAAAAAGTTGTTCAAGACCTTGCGATTTTTTATTTTCATCATAATCTTGTACAACAACTTCACATACGGTATGGAGGGCAGACCCAAAAGAAGTGTGTTCGTTACCTTTAAATTGTTTTATTTTTTCTATGTAATTTAATTTGTGTTTCCAAGCGCAATCTGTCCACTCTTTAAGCTCGGAGTAAGATATGTGAGACATTTATTCCTCTTCATTGTCTAGATTTAAAATTTGTTCTATTTTTTTAAATAGTTCTGGGCTGATATCTTTAAGCTTTTTTCTATCATTGTAATCACCGACGATATAATTCTCAAAACCATTTGCCCAATATTCCTTTAGTGCAGTTATAGCGTAAGGAGAAAAGAACAAACTATGTGTTATACTTCTTAGTTTATCATATCCTATATTTTTATACAAGTAATTATCGAAATTTTGATCATATTCTGGGTTGATATAATCTAACATCATATCTATTGGTTCGTCTAACATATAAAATAAACGTTTTCTTTTTCCTAAAAATTCTTTTTCAATTAAGCCGTCATCATATATAATATCGTTATACTTTGATTGTCTTTCAATTGAATGTGCCATTTCGTGAACGATGTCATCAATTAGATCATCATAATCATCTTGTTCATTGCTTATATAAATGGCTCCATCTTTAAAAACAGCATTGTACTTTCTTCCTTTTTCATAAAATAGGTCAAAATTTCCAACATACACAACTTCAAAATTACTCGTTAACGACTCAGGAACTTTAGATTCTATGTCAGACAATACTTTAGCTATATCAACATTATTTGTGATTGATTTAAGTATATGAACCGGCTTGTCATAAAGCTTTAAATTCTTAATTTTATAATTATTAACAGATTGTTTTATATACTCTTTCACTGTTGAGTTTGATCCATATCGTATACAGCTTGTCGATATCCTCGGATAAAATTCTCCTCGGCAACTGGCATTAGAAATTCTGGGAATTCTTCTGCCATTACTTGAATTATCATTTCGACATTCACTTCATCGTTTTCAGGTTGGATTTTGTTTCCAACATATTCAACCAGCCAGCTTTTTACTTCATTTTCAGGCTTTACCGGTGCTAATAATTCTGGATTTTCGTTTTTTATAGTCATAATAATCCTCCTTTTACATAAATATAACAGATATTTGAGATAGTTTAAAGAATTTTAGACGCGATTGTGGCGACCTTAGAACGTTCACCTCTTAAAAGTGTTACATGGCCAGAAACTTCAAAACTTTTAAATTTTTCAACTGCGTGTGTAAGACCATTTGAAGTTTCATCTAGGTATACATTATCAATTTGCTCAATATCTCCAGTCAAAACAATTTTTGTATTCTCACCGACTCTAGTTAAAATTGTTTTAAGCTCATGAGCGGTTAAGTTTTGAGCCTCATCAATAATAATAAATGCATTTGCTATGGAGCGGCCTCGAATGTAAGTTAGCGCCTCAACTTCGATTCTTCCTTGTTTCATGTAAGTTTCAAGTGCTGATTTGTCATTTGCCATCAAAAACTCTAAATTATCTTTTATTGGCGCGACCCATGGAGACATTTTTTCTTCCATAGAGCCAGGAAGATAGCCAATGTCACGACCCATAGGCTGTATTGGCCTAGAAACAACCAAGCGACTATACGTTCCTTTTTCTACAACCTGGCTAAGACCAGCTGCGATTGCTAACAGAGTTTTCCCGCAGCCGGCCTTGCCTACTAAAGTTATAACATTAATTTTTTCATCTTCTAATAAATCCATAGCGAAAATCTGCTCTTTGTTTCTTGGTTTTAACCCCCAGATATTTCTTTTACTGTTAGAGTTTAATAATTTTATTGGTTCACTGTAACAAGTAAACCTTCCCAAAGCAGTTTTCTTTTCATTTTGATTTGATACTAACATTAAAAATTGATTTGGATTTAAATTTAATTCTTCTTTATCTATAAAAACATCTTCTCCTGCATAGAATTGATCTAGTATTGGTTCGTCAACCAAGTGAGTTACAAATCCTGTATATATGTTATCTGTATCTTTTACAACTTGATCTGATTGAAAATCCTCTGTCGTCAAACCCAAAGAATCACACTTAACACGCATGTTAATATCTCGTGTAACCACGATTACTTTTCTTTTTGGGTTTTCATTTTTCTGGTTTAACGCAACGCTAATGATTTCATTATCCGGTACACGAAGATCTAAATCTTCTGGTAATCCTTCTTTTTTAACCATCTTCACGCATATAAGACCTTTACCTTTATCTATTCTCACTCCTTTTGATAAGCTGCCCTTCTCTCGGAGAGCATCTAAATTACGAATAATAGTCCTGGCATTTGTGCCACAACCATCTTGTCTTTTTTTGTTATTATCTATTTCTTCAAGAACTTTAAGGGGAAGGACAATATCGTTATTACCATAAGAACGAATACAATTTGCGTCTGTTAAGCAAACGCTGGTATCAAGAATATAAATTTTTTTAGCCATTTGATCTCACTTTTTAGATCTAACACAAATTAAAGTATTACACGCACTTATAGTAAGTATACCACTCAATTGTGCTCATTATTAAATAGTGTAATATGAAAAGAAAAAGTAAAAAAGCCTATCGGGAGACTTATTTATTTATAAGGGAGTAATGATCCCTTGGACATAGGAGGATAAAAAAATGAGTAGGGTTGTGATTGGTACCCTCGCGTTCGTTATGCTGTTTACTTTCTCTTGCGGCACATTGAACTCAGATATAAAAAATGATTTTCCAAGAGAAGGGTTCGCTTTTATTAGCAAAACAGTTCAACTAAAAAGATGCTTTGGTGAAGATAACTGCGCCACGATGGATTTACGATCTTCAGGCTCTGGTTATGTTGTAAAAGTATCAACTAAAGGCGCGTATATTGTAACTGCGGCGCATGTTTGTAATGGAGAAGATGGTTTATTAGCTTCTGTCGAGCAAACTATTCGCATGAAAGTATCAACTATTACCTTACATGAGTACGATGCGGTTGTTCTTAAAAAAGATCAATCAATTGATGCTTGTTTACTTTTTGCAGAAGGTTTAACTGATGGGGTTAGCGTCATACCTTTGGCATCAAAACCTCCCAAAAGAGGTGAAAAAGTTTATAATATAGCCGCTCCTTTAGGTACCTTCGATTATGATATGGTCCCTGTTTTTGAAGGAAGATACGCTGGTGAGGATAGCGGCCAAGATGTATACGCACTGCCTGCTACTTTTGGATCATCTGGATCTATGATTTTAAATTCTAAAGGTGAATTGGTTGGAATGGTACATTCAGTATTAGTTAAGTTTAGACATGTTGCTATATCATCTCCTTATCAAAAATTAATGGATTTTATTAGAGATGGTCTTTCTGAGGTAATATTGGCAGAGTGGGCCTGTGTTGCACCTGATGAGTGTCTTAAATATTAATATCGATAGGTAGGTCTTTTCCTGCTCCAAATAGTCAGACCTAGTTTGTTTTTAACCCAGATTAGGTCTGTATATAAATTCATATAATCTGTATAATTTTCTTCATCTGTATGCGCCTGCATAAAAGTAAATTCATCCATTTGAAAAAACGTATCTAGATAGAAATTAATTTTATTATCAATTTGTTGTCTGTTGCTCGCTATTGATGTTTTAGTATCTGGTAATGTAAATGAATACTCAGTTTTATCATGAATTATGGTTATTAACAATCTTCCAGTTATTAACTCAGCTTTTAAACTAACATGATCGATATTGGTTACATACCAATGCTCTTGTTCATGCGCGCGCGCCGAGTTTCTTTTTCTACCATACTTAGTTCCCATTAATCAACTGCCGATATTAAACTTGCTTGAACAAACTCAATTTTTTTATTTTTATTTTTTGGATCTTGTAAAGTTAGATATTGCTCTGAATTCCACTGGAGATATTGAATGTCTTCTAGTAACCAAACTTTATTTTTGTAATAGACCGGTGAGCCTATGTAGGCCCTTTTTCCATTTCCATCTAAAGTAAATCTTGTTGTTGACATTTTAAACCTCCTTTTAAGGGGTTCCTAACCCCTCCTCTCTTCGGTGTGTAACAAAATCATCTAATGCATCTGAACAATCCAGCGCCTCTGCTAGTATTGTAGTCCATTTATCAACTTCTTTTAAAATATCAGTGTGTTCGCCGACCATAACAGTTTGTGTAAATAACATATCTAACATTGCTCTTGCTTCTTCTGCTTGCGCTTCATATTTTAATTTAGCTGCATTATATAATTTATTATTCATATAACCTCTTTTTCTTCTTCTTCAAAAAATGAAATTGTATTATACTTCTTAATATAACGATTAAATTCCATATAGTCAACCCCTAAAAACCTAGCGGCCTCTTTTTTTGTTCTTGCAATGCTTAATGCTGTTTTTAAAAGAGCATCTGTGACTGCATGTCTAGTGAGCCTCCAGATGGGTATACCATACAGTTTGCCACATAAATATCTAGTGGATAATTCTAACTTTATGGCTATTAGATCTTCTAAAGATATATTATTAATATTATTTAAAGTATTATCAGTAATTTTCTTTTCAGATTTAAGCTTATTTATTATACTATATTTAGAATATTTTGTAAAGGGTTTTTTATTTCTTTTATTTTTCCAAGGCATATATTAAATTATATATAATATTATAATAAGATTTAATACATATTATTGTAATTTAATTCTTTCATCCTCTTCTGGATCTTCTGCAACTTCTGGTTCTGGTGGTAGGTCTGCAGTTGGCTGTTCGGCGTCTTTGTCATAATCTGGTGAAGCAGGTTCTTCACCAATGCCGTCGCCCATTTCAGATTCGAATTTATCAAAGTAAAGCTTGAGATTTGTCAGCCCGTAATCATAAAATAATTTAGCATCTTCTGGAATGGTTAAGCTTTCATAAGCTGACAGTATTTGTTTTTCAGTATCATTAAAAGCTTTTTCAGCAAAATCAGCGCCTTGTTTGATTGCTGGGTCTGCAGAATCTGCTCTAATAAATTGTTTTTCCTCTTCCTCTTCTGGTTTTTCATCTTCCGGCCGTGCTGGTAAGAATTTTGATGGATCTGGCTTCTCAGTGATATCATCATCATCAATATCTACTGTTAATTTAATTTTTTCTTCTTGTTCTTTTAAGGGTTCGGATGCTATTCTATTAACGTTAACCGGTTGAAGCGCGTTTTTAAAGTTAATTAAAAAGTGATATCTAAAAGAATCTCGCTCTTCTTTGGTCGAAGATAAGTTTTTATAATATCTTTCTATTGTTTTAATAATATTCTTCAGTAAATCATCTAGCACATTAATACCGGTGTTTCTATGGACTACAGCATTCGCAACATCAGTGGTTCCTTTAACCTCGCTAATTAAGTGTTTGATAACTTTTCTTAATCTTTGTTCTTGTTGTAGGTTTTTTTTCGACATTAGACTCAAAGATTCTCTAATAATTTTTCTTAGGCGAAGCTCGTCTTTATTTGCAGATTCCATTAAATTAACTCCATTATTATATAAGTAGTTTTCGTTTTGTGTTTCATCTTCTTCGAAGGCATTACCAGCAGGACCTTGCACTGCTCCTGCTCCCACCGCTGAGATTTCTTCTAATTCTTCAGATTCTTTTACTTGATTTGTGGCTATAGCATATGCAATGTCTTTACCCTCTTTTTTACCATATTGTTTTTTTGTGCTTTTCATAATTTCTTTAGCACGTTTATCTCTTTTTCGAATTTGACTTTTGGTAAGTTTGCGTTTTTTCTTTTTTTTCTTTCTTTTCTTTTTACGCTTTTCTTCTAACACTTCTTCAATCAAGCTAAAAAAGATGCCCAGAGGCATCTGGGCAACCTCCTGTATAGGTTCTTCATTTTCTACTTGACTTAATTTGTCTTTTACTATAGCATATGTAACTGGATCGTAAAAACCCATTATGGTTTCAAATTCTTCAGGTTCTGCTGAACTTAAGGCTTGGCGAATAGTGGTTCCAGACATTTCCCCGTAATCTGGAATATCGATCTCAACATGCGGCGCAACCGCAATATAGGCATGATCTTTGACACCTTCATAGTTTTCTTCTTCATTGAACGCTTTAAAATATCTAGGTGTGCCTTTCTTTGTTAAACCACCTAACTGACCAAATCTGGCATCTTCGCCCATATCTTTTTTACCAACAAAGTAAACTACGATTGTTTCTGGGTCTAATTTATCTGTTATCTCTTCTGCGCTATATGGGTTTTTTACTTGTATAAATTTTGATTTATCAATGCCATGGCCACCCGCTATCATTTCTTTTTCTTCAAAACTAAATGGTGATTTAGGTACCCCATCTTTGTCTGACATGTCAATTTTACTGCTGGTTGCAATATAAACATCGTCAAATCGGGGATCTTGTAATAGTTTTTTGTAAACTGCAGCATGATGACGGCCCATAGGTTGAAATCTACCTGGATAAATAGCAATTGCTTTTTTGCCCTCAATCGCTTCTGCTAAGGTTTGTTTAGCTGCTTTAATTTTATCTTTAATCGCCCCGGCCGCACCCTTGACAATAAAATCACCAGTAACTTTTACAGGTCTGTCTTCTAAACCCCTAATAACAATACCCTCGTGATCTGAAAGATTTCCTTTGCCGCTGTCTACAGCTTTTTTAAGAGCAATGCCTAACATTCGAGTACCATGATTAAACACCGCACCATTAATAGCCATTTTTACATCATCTGGTGTTTCATATGTTTCAAATACTGGTACTCCGTCTAATATATTGAAATAAACTTGTTTGCTTATTGCATATACTTCACGTCCATCTTTTGTTTTAATTTTTGCTTCAAAAGGATTCGCAACTCCAGCTAGCCATTCTCTTAGCGGAAATGTCTCTGCTTTATCTTCCGTCATTTGAATTGTAAAAGGTTCATTTAAAACTTCATCATAATCAACATCAGCTTGTACTTCAGTTGCAACGTCACCTACTAAACTCACATCATATTGTTGTGCTATTTTTGCGACTTTGTTAATAATTGATTGAAAAGCAGCCTTATCATAATTTATTTCTGTACTATTGACTTTTATCGGCTTTTCTGTAGCTGGGTCAATCGGACGCTTAAGTCCTGGCCTGTCCATCCCTATACCTTTTCGTACTCTAAAAGGCTGTGCTTTTTTCTCATAAAATTGATTTACGCCATGAAGAGCAAGAATTTTTTCAGGATACTCAATAACATTTGTTTTGCCCTGTTTCATATACTCTGTATTAAAAAATTTCGTAGGATCATCCCACATTTTTAAGGCTTTTAGTTCAGGTTCAATATCTTTTATTGCTTGATTAAATATTGTTAAAAGTTCTTCAATCGCTGGAGGCATGCCATGACCCTCTGGCCATTTATCATAAGCATCAGCAGTTGTCATGCCTCTAACAGATGAAGGCTCAGATGTACCTCGGTCCATTCTAAAATCTTTACCGGTTGGTGTTGAGGGATCGTCGACAAGTTTAAAACTGACATTAATACCATCAAACTTCACACTACCAGGGGTAGTTGTCAGATATTGTGCAATCTTTTCGAAATACTGTATTAAATCTCTACCCGTTTTGACGGTTTTAACGTCAAAAGGGTGTTGCATATGCCCAGCAGTACCCATAAATTTATACGTCCTTTTTAAGCTCTTCTAGCTGCCTTTCTAAGCTTTCTATTTTGATTTCTAATCTTCTGGTAAGGGATTTAATGTCTTTTAGATGTTCTTTAGCCATGTCAATTTTTCTTTGTTCAGCCTGACTAGATGCTTTTATTTTAGTTAAGATATCAATGACATTTTCCGCATAGGCCCGAACAGAGGGTTTTTTTTTCTTACCCTCGTTAAGTAAAAATTCTCTTGTTAGTCTTCTTAAATCAACGCTCATTTTTACACCAATTTTCTGATTATTTTATTGATAGCTTCTCTAAGCTGAGTTTCATCAATACGTCCAAGATTATACATAACCTCTTTTGGACACGGACACACAGCCGTGGGCATACTATGTTCCGGACATTCTTTATCATCACCATCATCAGACTTCATTCTAAGTTCGGCGGTGCGATAATTTGATTTAAAATCAACTTTAGCATCAATTTCTTCTTTAAGAAGTTTATTTTCTTCTCCGGTTTTTTTAAAGCCCCATTTTTCCATTAACATAGAATTAAATTCTGTGTTTCTCCAATCTTTATAAGACATCTTATAATCTCCTTTTTTGCACTCGGCTAAATAATTAGTTGACATTCTCTCTTTTAGTCCATCTTCATAATCACGAAAACACATATTCCCTTTTTCATATGCCTCTCTTTCCATTTCTCGCATGTGTTTATCTTTTTGAGCGTACCCTTGCACAGTCGGACCTATACCCATTAGATCGCCTCTTTCGTTTTGTAGATGATGAACTAATTCATGAGCTAAAGATCTAAGGCAATCTTTTATATGTCGCCCGGTTATAAACACTGTAATTGATTCATCTGCAGGATCATAATGTGCAGTTTTTCCAAAAGGATTCATGCTATTTTTTTGATCTTTTGCAAAAATTATGGTGGGTTTGTTTTTAAGTTTATATCTTTGATGAAAAAACTCTAAAAAATCATCGGCATATGTGCGAATATTATCCATGATTTAATTAGTTTATGATTTCAGTTTAGACCTCGTGAGGAGAACGAGAAAAAACAATAGATTTAACAAAAGGTACATTGTCCAATCTTTGCCTAATATATTCTTCCATGTGTTTAGCATCAATGAAACGTTTGAGAGTGCTATTTTCATGAACAGCAAATTGACCGACATTTTCTAAAACATCCATTTTATTAAAAACAACGTGCGTTGCCCCATTAATGTTAATCGCTTTTTGCAAGAAGTTTAAATTCATCCAGTTAACTTGTCTAACTCTACCAGTCGTTGCTCCATACTCTTGG